GCAAGGTGCTGACGGAGTACGCCCGGCAGGCCCGCCTCCTCGACCTCGACGTCGAACTCGGTTCCCCGATGGACGAGCCGGACGACGCCGTGCAGCGGGAGCAGGTCGCGCAGGGCCGCGACGACGTGGTGTCCCGGTTCAAGCAGGCAACCGGCCTCAAGTGACCCGCTACGTGGTGGTGACTCCGGTGACGGTGGCCGGATCCGGGTACGGCCAGCCGGCCCGCGTGCTGGCGAAGGGCCAGGTACTCGACCTGTCCGCTGCCGAAGTGACCGCGATTGGCGCCGGCTCGCTGCGGGCCGTGACCGCTCGAGACCAACTAGCGGAAGGGCCGGGCGTAAGCAATGGCGACTAGCTATAGAGAGGGGCGTGGCCGCTGATGACTGCGGTACTCCCGCATTACACAAGGGGCCCGGCCAACCTCCAGGTCTCCACCCTGATCTTCGGCGGGCAATTTGTGATGCCCACCACGCAGAGCTACGGGACCACGGACCTGACCGTCAAGGTGGCCACGTCCGCGACGATCTACTCCGTGGGTGTCGCCGGCGCTGACGCGAACGTCATCTCCACCCAGACCGGCGCCGCGAACACCTACGGCGAACCGCTCATCGACATCAGCGTGCTGACGGACTACGCCCCCGTCTACGCGGGCGGCTGGGACATCTGGTGCTGGTACGTCGGCCAGGCGTACACCGGCCAGAAGCTGATCATCGGCGCGACCGGCGGCGCGGTCACCGGCGCGGGTGCCGGGCCTGCCGCTGACCAGGTGGTGGGCGTCTGCACCCACCCGGGCGGCGTGTCCAGCGCGATGCTCACCCAGCAGATCGGCGGCACCGGGTCCGCAGCGTACTTCCTGGGCCGAGTCCGGGTTTCTTAGAAAGAAAAGGGACTACACATATGCCATCCGGCGCCAGGGGCTATAGCGACGGCCCGAGAATCACAGTCAACGAGCTGCTGAAAGACCCCTTGGTCATTCCAGCCTTGATTCTGGATATCACCGCCAACGAGTTCATCATGGACTCGGTGCTGCGCATGGGCGGCGCGGCCCCCTCCGGCGCGGTGCGCTACTCGGAAAGCACGCCGCTTTACGCGGACGACTTCCCTGAGATCCGGCCGGAATTCGGTGAGGTGCCGGTCGTCCCGACGTCCATCGGCGTGCCGCGGGTGGTATTCACCCACGAGCGCGCAATGGCCATCATGGTGTCGGATGAAATGCGCCGCCGTCAGGCCATCGACCCTGTGACCCGGCAGCTCTTGCAGGTCAAGAACACGATGGTCTACTCGTGGAACACGGCGTTTTACAGCGCCGTCGTGGCCAATGCGTCCATTCAGACGCTGGCCGTCGCTAACCCGTGGGCGTCCGCTTCGGCGACCATCCGGTCCGACATCGCGCAGGCCGTGTACCTCGTCGAGAACGCCAACATCGTGTCGCCTTCCGGCGTTACCCAGTGGCTCGGCTTCGAAGCCGACACCTTGATCATCAACCACGGCACCAAGAACACGCTGCTCCAGTCGAGCACATTCGCCGCCCCGTACATCGGCGACATCGCGAGCGAGAACCTGGTTTATACCGGGACTTTGCCGCAGAAGATATTCAACCTCGACGTACTCGTATCGCGTCAGGTCCCGGCCGGGAACGCGATCATCATGCAGCGGAATCGCTGCGGATTCTTCGCCGATGAGTTGCCCTTCAGCGCGGGCCCTCTATATCGCCAAGAGGAAAAAAAGGTCTGGCGTAGTGACACACAGCGATCAAGTGCCGTCGGTTTGGATCAGCCGTTGGCCATAAGTTTGCTGAGTGGAGTCTTATTTCGAACAGTCAAGCGAACAGACGCACACGGGCTAGAAACTACGGAGAGTAATAATGAGCCGGGAATACGAACGAGACGGGCGGCGTGACACGTTCATGCCGTCACTTGTTCGATTCCTTTCGCATATAATGGGCATGAAAGACCCCGGCGGTTGCTTGAACAACCCCGGGGCGTGGTCACACCTGGATAAGAGGTACGACACATGCAGGATACGCCTGCCCCGAATAGCGGCTTCCCCGTCCGCGTCTACAAGCCGCTCGTCTGCCCGGACTGCGGAGCCGTCTTCACTCCGGACAACCCCTCTCAGCGGTACTGCACAGCCTGCCGGACTCCGCGTGAGCGCGCTCCGCGGGGCAAGCCGGAAGACCAGTGGGAAATCTGCTCTGTTCCTGGTTGCGGCGCGAGGCTCCGCACGAGCAACACCACCGGCCGCTGCTCCCCGCACCGCTACGTCCCCGCCGAGCGCGACGTATGCGCTGTCGACGGCTGTGACCAGCCGCTCCGCAAGGACAACAGCACCGGCTGGTGCAAGGCGCACAAGAACGCGACGGACCGGGTTCCCGTCCGCATCTGCGCGGCGGACGGCTGTGACAACCATCTCCGGGCCGACAACGAGTCCGGCTACTGCGGCCCGCACGGCTGGCAGACGGCCACTACCCGCGCCTCCCGTGACCGGTTCTACGCCCAGCTCCGCGCGGAGTCCGCAGAGCGCTACCAGCAGCGGCCTTTCTGTTCTGTCGACGGCTGCGATAACCGGCTGCGCTCCGATAACACCAGCGGACGCTGCGCTGAGCACATCTTCATCCCGATGGACTGGGCAGTCTGCTCTGTCGACGGATGCGAGACGCGGGTCCATCCGGACAACTCCCTGGGGCGGTGCGTGGAGCACCGCGGTCTCTACTGGGCAGACGACGCGCCCAAGTGCGGAGAGCCGGGATGCGGCAAGACCCTTCACCGCGACAACACGACCGGGTTCTGCCACAAGCACCGCAAGGCTTACCGGGACGCCAGCAACCGGGACTACTACCAGCGGAACCAAGTTGCCCTGCGGGAGTATGCCAGACAGTACCGCGAGGTGTACGCGGACGAGCACCGCGAAGCGTCTCTTCGGTGGGAGCGGGCCAACCCTGAGCGGAAGCGCGCTAACGACGCCGCCTTCCGCGGAAGAAACCGGGTCCGCCTGCGGGAATCCGGCAAGGCGGCATCGCGGCAGTCCTATGCCCGCCATGCAGAGCAAAGGCGCGCCGAATCGCGCGACTACCGCATGCGCTACCCGGAAAGAGTCAAGGCTGCGGTGGCGCGATGGCGTGCCGCGCATCCTGAATACAGCTCCGTCCTCAACGCCCGGCGCAGACTCCGGATGCAATTGTCCCCCGAGGATCGTCAGATCTCGCATGCATACAGGCAGGCGATACGCCACGATCCCTGCTTCTATTGCGGGGGCCCCGCCGATCATACGGACCACTACTTCCCCCTGGTCAAGGGCGGCACAGACCACTGGTGGAATCTCGTCCGCGCTTGCGAGCACTGCAATTGCTCAAAGCAGGCCGTATGCGGCACCAAGTTCCTACTTCTCAGCGGAGGCTGACTATGCCGTAGGAGGTGTCCGTTTATGCCTCCTACCGCAACTGCAACCGAGCTCACCCCGCTCACCGCCGATGAAACGGCCACCCTAGACAAGCTCCTGGCCCGCGCCTCCGGCGCACCGGACGTCCGCGTCGGCGAGCCGTGGGTCGCGCTCATCTGCTTGAGCGTCCCCAGGCGGGGCGACAAGGACCGGCAGACGGACCTTGTGTACCCAGGCGAGATCGTCCACCTGACCGACGAGGAAGCCCGCCAGTTCAACCGGAAGGGCAGCCGCGACGGTCGGCAGGTCGACGTCGTGCGGAAGGTATCCGGCCCCGGTGGCACGCATGAGCCGCCGCAGATGGTGCTCCCCCGCGCCGTGTCCGGCCGGCTGTTCCGCCCCGGCCCGCCGCCGCCCGGTTCTGACGCGCCCCGCCCCGACCCGGAGGGCTCCTCTGCCGTTCAGTTCCTCGCCGATGGCAAGGCCCCCGAGGGTGCCGAGCCGATGCGCCCGGAACCGTCGGAGATGGCCAGCCACCTCACCGAAACCGTGGTCGACGCCGCTGACCTGCCGCCCCGCCGCGCCAGGACGGGCCGGTAGCTGATGCCGTGGATCGCGGGCACCCTTGAGCCGGTCGAGGTCGCGGCGTTGCGCTGCCCCCGGTGCTGGACGTCGGGTCCGTTCCGGCCGTTCGCGCCGGTGACGTTCCGGTGCCTGCGCTGCGAGTGGCCGTTCACGCTGGCCGCCGCGACGGTGGCGTCCCCCGCTGTCCCGCTGACCACCGTCCCTGTCACCAACTCGACCGGGACTGTGGTGGCGGTCACGATCACCGGCGGCACCCTGACCTCCGTTGTTGTCAACGGGGTGCAGGCGGGCACCACGGCGGCCACGTACCTGATCCCGGTCGCGGCCACGATCTCCATCACGTACAGCGCACCGCCGACGTGGGCGTGGGCGCTGCCCGCGATCTCCGCCGGGGTGTCCGCGAACGGCGCCGCGATCCCGTTCACCGCCGGGGGCACGTCG